TAGCACCACCATAAAGATAGAAAGCAACATTTGGCTCATCATCAGCACCGACTCTCATACCTACTGTTGGAGTTGTATAAACCCATGCAGTACCATTCCACTCAGCGATATTGTTGTCTTGTCCAACCCACGCACCAGCACCAGTACCATTGATTAGGTATCTGTCACCTGTAGTTGGAGTCAAGGCAGTAGGACTTAGTATGTCAGCGTCTAAAACACTGTCTTGCCACTCAAGAGTAGCAGCAACATCATCAACATATTTTTTATCGACTATCTGAAGATCAGTAGTAAAAACTGGATGTGAAGCATAACTTACTGATGCAGAATAATCTCTCGAACCATCTGCTAAAGAATAAATTGTATGATCGTCATCCAGTAAAGATGCTGGAAGCAAAGCTCCGTGATCAAGAGTTCCAACGTTAACCATTGAACTATCAATCAATCCTGCTGCGTCCAAGATAACTGGCTTACCAGCATCAGCAACACCAACACTTGCATCAACAAACTCACTTGTTAAAAAACCTAATACTTCGTCATAAGCGCCTTCCGGCCCTACCTTGAGGAATTTTTCACTCATCCTTGATTTCTCCTGTTATTGGATCATAACTAATTTGATCCTTGGTTGTTTTGTATTTTTCTTTTAATTCATTAATGAAAAACGTTTTTTTGTCACGTGCCATGTTATATTCATTATGCTTTTTTTGAGCCTGTTTTTCAAACTCTAAATCGAATATCTTTTTCTTTTGTGTTATGGCCAAAGTCTCTAGCTCAAGTAATCTCATCTCTTTTGTAAGTAGATCACTTTTTAACATTTCAACTTCTGATAAACACTTTTTCTCAACTAATTTTTTTGCCACTTTCTTTTTAACTGCCACCCCTAACTCCTTACTACTCGTTGTCCTTTATTAACCAATAACTCTGTCGCGCTAAATGGTTGCCCTACTCTTATAATTACACTTCCAGATGCGATCGGTGCAACATTCACCATTGTTCCGGCCACTGAATCTGATAAGAAATATTCCTTAGTAACATCTAGACCAGAAAATATTGCATCTGTCACCCCAATAACTCTGATATTGCAAAGTACGGTTGATGCTTTACTCTCAACAACTCCAATTATATTTGAATTAGCAAGTGAGTTTGCAATTGCGTTTTTAGCAAACCCACCAACATCCATAATGACAACTGCACCAACAAATACACTCGCAAGACATGTTACATTAGGAAGTACAACATTAGCTCCTCCAATAGTGGTCGGATCTACTTGAATCTTTTTACCAGTATCATCTCTGGCTATAATTTTATAGCTCATATGATCTCCTCTGGCTCTTGTATGTTAACAAAAACTGCACCCGTACCAAGTGACTCACCAGTGACAACAATAAATTGTCCTACAGCGCTTGGTGGTACAAGTCCGAGTGTTCCGTTTGATTGTAAAAATAACTTTGCCAGTAATGGAAATACAAAGCTTGCATCTTCTATTATTCCAAACATAACAAAATCTACATTTTCCCCAGTGAGTGCTGCATTTAATGCTATACCTGATATTTTTGATTCTAATTCTGTATCACTAGATCCATTTGCAACATGAGTACTTGAAACAAGTCTAACTAAACTAAACTGAGCAATATCTTCAGATGCTATTCTGGTTACTCCAAGCTTAGCAGAAATTTCGTTTTGTGGAATATTAACGACAACATTTCCAGTGTCAAAAGCTTGGTAATTGGCCATAGATGTAACAATAGATAAACTAGTCCAATCGGCCATGACAGTTGTGTTTACAACCGTTACTCCAGCACCAACAAAGTCAATACTATTTAAACATGATGCAACTTGCGTTCCTTCATCTAGAACTGGAATACATTTTTCTGTTACTGATATTGTTGATTGACTTGTGTTTGAATCGTAGGAAACAACTATATTGTCTCCAGTAAAATTTAACGACTCAGATAGTCCTGCTAAAATTGAATCTTTATATACTTCTAAAACAGAAGCGCCACCACCAGTACTAGACCCACCACCAGCGTACATTACTGTGTTTTGAATAATGCTTTCTACAACTGGCTTATCAATTGATTTAGTTTCAACAATTGATCCATTACTAAAATAGAATACAAAATAAAAAGTACCCCTATCTTCTCTTAGTTGAATATCTATTATTGTTGGAGCGTCTTCACCATCAAGTCCATCTAGCCCAGATCTTCCATCTCGCCCAGCAAAACCCTGAAGACCTTGTATTCCTGGAACTCCAGACTTACCAACAGCACCATCTTTACCGTCAATACCTTTTTGTCCATCACTACCACGCGCACCTTTTTGACCGCGATAACCTCTGGCACCTTTTAATGATTCGACTTCTTTTTCACTTAAGTCAGAAAATTTTAATTTATGTGATTCTATTTTATTAAATATTTTTTCTTTGTGATCGTTCCAAACAAAGTTTTGTCCATCTATACCATCTTTTCCGGCCACACCCTTTGGCCCTTTAATACCTTGCTCACCTCTAAGTGATTCTATTTCTTCTTTTGATAGTTTTAGTTTATTTGATTTAATTATTTTTGAAACTTCATCTACGTGATCGTCCCAATTAAATGAACTTCCATCAAGCCCATCCTTACCGTCAATACCCCTTTTTCCTGGAGCACCTTTTTGACCTCTAAAACCACGAGATCCTTTTAATGATTCTTTTTCCTCTGTACTTAAATCTGAAAATTTTAATTTTGTTGAATCAACTCTAGTTAATATCTCTTTCTTATGTTCGTCCCAATTAAAGTCTTTACCATCTCGACCTTTTAAGCCACGCAATCCTGGCTCACCATCTTTACCGCGAATAGACTCTACTTGCTCTGGTGTTAACTTTTCAAATGTTATGGAATTATTTCTTATGTGTTTTAGTATTTCGCTTTGGTTTTCATCCCAAGAAAAGTCTTTACCGTCAAAACCTCTAGGCCCTCGACTTCCTTTAAGACCACTTGGTAAATTTACTTGGCTTAGCTTCTCCTCGACTAAGTAATCGACTAGAGCATATATCTCTTTTAAATCCATTTAACCTACTGCGTGTATAACGAGTTTAGTTATTTTTTGTTAATTTTCTTGGCCAAAGCTGCTTTTAAATCATCATCGGCTTTACTATTTTTATCTACAGTATCTTTTTGTTTTATCTGAGAGTCAATGATTTCATCTTGTCTTGAAATTGGAGTTAGGTTATTTGTTGAGATGTAATATTCATCACCACCTTCATATATGGCCATCCCTTCCTTTCTTCTTATCTCGTTAGGAGACATTGCACCACTTCCAATCATCTTTTGAAAATAAGATGATCTCTTATCCATGTCGCCTCTATTAATTGCGTAGAGATCCATGTCACTTTTTAGTTTTGAAACCTTGCTATTTAAAAGTTTCATATTAACTTCGCCCTCAAAGTTTTTGGCCCAAACGTCGATGGTATCATTTGATACTTCTAAGTTTGAGTGTTCAATATTGTTATAACTTTGAGCTTCTAATACATATAATTTAGATGGTGGAACACCTAAGAATCTTGCTATCTCTAAGACAGAATATTTTCTAGAATCAAGAAACTGTAAAACATCAGGGGCAAAATTTAACGGATTAAACTTCATTCCCTCTTCTAATACAGCAACGCCACCAGATTTATTACCACCAAACTTATTTTTCCATTCAACTTTTAATCTTTCTATAACCTCTGGACTTAATACTCTTTCAGTCTCTAGAACACCCGAAGGAAGACCACCGTTACCAAATATATTTCCGGCCATTCTATCTGCACCGGCCGCGAGTCCAAGTGACTTACTTGCATGGTTTATTAAAGACATTCCATTTATGCCATCTTCAGTATGAATATTTCTAAAATGAAGAACTTCATCTTTTCTTAAATAAACAACTGACTCAGATTCATCGTTAGTATTAGATATTTGATAAAATAATTTACCAGCACCATCTCTAACCATGCATACATCGTAATTTAGCATTGGAATTATTGAGTGAATTTTACCAGATCTTGTGCGAACTATTTCGTTAAAACAATTACCTTGCAAAATAGCAATTTGAGTACATAAAACCTTCCAGTTAAAAGCACTCATATCATCATTTGGTGAAATATTTAAAAGATCATAAACATCGTTATTATTGTTAACAACTTTGTTATCAAAAGTTTTTATATCCCATGGCATTTTGGCAACTTGAGAAGAGATAAAAAATAAACCTCTATAAAAAGCAGCAACCTCTAGTGAAGTACTGTCATTTATCGAATTACCATAAACAAAACTATTTAACGTTGTTTGCGTTAAAGGCTGGTCTTGTTTGTACCTTTGCTGGCTCAATAGTTTTATTATCGACATTTTCTTTTACTTCCTGGATTACAGTTTTCTCAACAGGCTTAATCTCTATTTTTGGCTCTTGGTAATATTTTGCATCTTTTGCAGCATAAATACAACCCATTCTAAGTAGAGTCTTAATATCAACATCATTCATATTAAGTTTGTAGGCATAGCCTTTTTTGTAACTTTTTCCCTTGAAATCTATTGCGTAATTAAAAAATAACTCACTAACTTTGTTTTTCATAGCGTCATCCTAAAAATAAAGCCCCTCATTACAAGGGGCCATACTTTATCTTAAATTAAGATTTGTAAGCAGGTTTGTTCTTAGTATCGATCATATAATCAACACATCCAACACGAGCAGCACCAGGTGCAGCAAGTACTAGAGAAATATAATCAAAACCATCAGCTAAATCATCTTGACAAACTTCAACAACAACATGACCAGCAACAGTGTCAAGAGTAGCAATTGCGTTTGCAGCAGTTGTTACGTCAAGTCTTGTAAAGTCAGCATCAACGTCAGCTTTGTGATAAACAGGAACAGTTGAAATTAAGTCAGCACTTGTACCTGCAGCAGCAAGTGTGTGTTGTCTTAAAGTCATTGAAAAAGTTGTACCAGCTCCAACAGCTAATTTAACGATGATTGAAACCTTATTAGAATCTCCAAGGAAAAGTCTATCAGTTTCTACACCACCAGCAGTATCACCTAAGATACCTGCATTTTTTACTCTTATTTCTTCCGAAAGTAATTTCATTTTATTCTCCTATTAATTAAGCTCTTGCTTGAAGTCTAAGTAAACCAGATAACTTGTAATTACCAAATTCAGACTCAGCAGGTTGAGTAAATGGACATTGACCACCCATTCTAAATGAGAATTTATAAGAAGTTTTATCTTCATCCCATAAAGCGTGAACAGAAATTCTTCTCTTAATTCCACCAGCTTTAATTGCAGCATAGTAGTAAGAAAGGTCAACAAACATAATATCTCCAGCATCACCTAGAGCTGGCATAGCACCGGCCATTGGGAATACTGATTTACCCCAAAGCGTTCCAAAAGGAGCACCAGCGATAGAGTTATTTGGCAAATAAACTGATGGACTTGAAGGATCAGTTCCAAGTTGCATACCAATTAATTCCTCTTCACAAGCTACGTTATAAATAAATACTCCGTTTTTCTTAGCTCTTGGAAGTGCGTGAGTATAAAGTTTTTTAAGGTTTTCAAAAACAAGTGTATCAGCAGCTTGTCCACCCTCTTTTGCAACTTCATAACCAAAACCAGAGTTTAAAATACCTTGAGGCATTTTTACACCCGATCCAGAAATGATTGCATTATTAATTCTGGCCATAATAACTTCTGGTACATCACTCATAATCATTGATTCAATAAGTGGTGCATCTTCAAGCATTTCATCAGTAACACTAATTTTTGCCATTAGTTTATGAAGTTTAATATCAGCTTCACCTAATTTCTTTTGAGATTCATTAGATGTTTTTTCTTCTCCAACCCAATAAGCGTCAAAGTTAGATCCGTTTCCAGACCAAGGTGCAGTTTCATCAACAGGAACAGTAATTCTGTTACCTTTTGTTTTTAATTGACGACATCTTGAAAGTAAACTTTCATCACCATTAATTTTCTTCTCTACACTTCCAAGCATTTCGTCTGGAACTAAAAAACCACCATCTTCACCAACTTTCTCTTTTTGAGAAGCAAGTACTTTAAGGTTTTCATTTTTAACGCCTCTAGGATCACTTTTAATGGCCATGAAGAAATCACCGATGTTATTAAAACCGTGATTACCATTTTCCATAACTCTTGGAGTTCCAGCAGATGAAGCATTAGTTTGTGGCTTAACTTTTTGAACTGGCTCGTTAGAAAAATTTAAAACATTTTCCATGCTGATTTTAGCTTCGATTTGAGTGTTGATTTCATTTGCTTCACCCGTTAAAGCTTTTACTGATTCTGTTTGCTCAACAGTTAACCCTTCAAGAGCTTGAAACTCTTTTAAAGATGCAACAATCTCTGCAAGTCTTTTCTTTAGTTTGTCCATTTTTTTCTCCTTTAAAAATACAACAAAAAATTTACAAACGAGTTGCTGCGCTTACTTGCGAGCTAAAACATCGTCAAATTTATTAATATTATCTTGAATCTTATTTTTAAACTCAAGATTCGCTTTTGCAAGCTCTTTCTTCTTAACCCAATCACAGTTCCTAACAGCAGCAGCAATATTCATATCTGTACTTGCTGCTATCTTCCTGTCAACAAGACCAAACTCAATTGCTTCATCATCATTAAACCAAGTTTCATCTGACATCATTTTTATTATTTGTGTGTTTGTTACGCTCATCTTACTTGAATATATCTTAAGCATTTCATTTTCAACTCTATCCAGTTGGTCAATCATTTCTTGAAGCTCGTTAGAATTTCCAGCTTTAAATGCCCATGGTTTATGTATGAAAACCTGAGATCCTTCACCTATAATAACTTCATCACCTGCTAACATAATTATAGAAGCAATTGATCCTGCCAAACCATCTATGTATATGTTTATTTTCTTTTCTGATCTTTTCAGTATGTTATATATGGCAATTCCTTGAAAAACATCGCCACCACCAGACATAAGTCTTATATCTATCTCGTTTATTTTTGAATCAAGATCTTTCATAGCTAAAGCAACTGCATTTGCAGATATGTCATACTCAGAAACATCTCCATACATAAACATCTCAGCTTTTGTTGAGGTCTTTGCTTTAATTCTGAAATCCATTGGATTACCGCTTATACTTTTTATGTTAAACATATATGACTCCATAACTTACCTGTTTTTATATTAGAAACAGTACTTTGGTCTATTTTAAACTTTTCACCTATCTTCCATTGTGGAAGCTTGCTATTTTTTAGCATTTTCTTTATTTCTAAAACATTATCTTCTGTCAAAACCGCTTGCCCATTATTGATACCGACAGCGCACTTATTTCCATGCCTGTAACCATACGTTTCAAGCACAAGAGAATGGATAGTCCTGCTTTGACTATAACCTTTATCATACAAGGTTACGCATCTATACCCATCCTTGTTTGGTTGATCTTTTCTTTTTATCATTTTACTATTATAAACATTCCCGTCCATATCTATCATGTAATTAGGAAAGTCACTGATAACTTTAAACATAAATAAAAAACTCCTTACATCAATAAAAGTGTAAGGAAATTATTGTGCGTTGGCAAATTATAAAGTATGAACGGCAGGGATAGCCATCCATAGCACACCCTGAAGGATAAAATTTCATCCCAGGAGTGAATGGTGGGGTGAAACTTAGACTATTGTCTCAGAATATCCTCGATCCAACTAGAAAAAATTTTAGCCAGCTCATAAGACTCAATTACGTAGAAAATTACCACTGCTAAAGGTAGACAAATAATTGCCCAAAATACTGCGATTATTATTTTTAAAATTATCATATAAACACCATTCCTCTTTCTTTATATATTGAATCATCGTTTTCTTCGTTTACCCAACCAGCAATGGCCATAACAATAGATACCACAATATCTATCTTGAATTTCTCATGAGCCTTCCTAAAATATATGTTTCCATTGTTATCTTCCTTGGCCACTACGTTTGAGAAACACCACCTCATGATAGGACTTCCATTGTGATGAAACTTACCCTCTCTTATTATTGCATCTAAAAACTTAAGAGGCTCACTAACGTTTGCTGTATTCATTCTAAACTCGCACATTTCTATTCTTTTCTTTGACATATTTTGTGCGAACTGGTTAGCAGACCATGGATCATACATTGCATCTTTAATCTTAAATGAACTACTCTTTTCTATTAAGTATTTTTCAAGCTCATCATAATTTATAGCCTCGCCTTTTGTTGCGTTTAACCAACCTTCCTCAACCCATGCTTCATACGAAGCGTTCATTGAATTTGCTATTGCTGCTTCAGGAAGAAATGGATCAGAAAAAGCATAGTAATGCCCATCTTTTTTAAACACATGCGCAAATGCTGTTAAATCTACCTTTGATGAAAGATCTACTCCGGTAAAACAGTTTTCACCAAAAAAGTTTTTTATGTCTAATGTTTTATCTTCACACCTGTCGTATGCGGCCATATCAAATAAATTTTCACTTGCTGTACACCAAACATTAAAGTGCTTAGTTAAAACATTGTTCTTATTTCCTGGTTGTCTTATGGCCTTGTCAACCATCCCTTGAATGTACTCTTCAGATAAGGATACGTTCAAGTTTGGATTAGCCTTGATCCAACATTTTTTATCCCTAAAGTCATCGTCTTTTTCTATCGTATATATCATCCCAAACTGAGAATCATCTTCGTATTCTCTTTTTAATATTTTCTCTAAATCAACTTGAAGCTCGTGACAAATTCCAGTGTCGTCAAAACCTGCTGTTGATATAGCCCACAACAAAGGCTGTTTTCTTGCACCAACGGCCGTTTCCATTACTCCATAAAGATTTCTGTCTTTAAACGAGTGTACTTCATCGAAAATAACAAGATGTGGCCCTAAACCATCGAGTGAGTTTGAGTCACTTGCTAGAGGCTTATAAACAGATGCGGTCTTGTCATGCTCTATGTGATGCCTAAAAACTTCTGTGCCAGTATGTTTTAAAAACTCTTCAGATCTTTTTGCTTGTTCCCTGGCAGAGTCGAATACTATTCTTGCTTGATCCTTTTTACCTGCCAAACTGTATATTTCAGCTCCTTGCTCACCGTCAAGAGTCATCATGTATAGACCAAGACCAGATGAAACTGCTGTTTTTCCATTTTTTCTGCTACATAACACAAATACTTTTGTGAATCTTCTAAACCCAGTTGATTTAAGTATGAATCCAAACACATTTAAATATATAAAGTTTTGCCATGGCTCAAATATCATTGGAGTATTTGCTAATGGCCCTTTTATGTGAGGATATTTTTGTATTAACCTGTTTGCTCTTTCCGCTTTATCAAGGTCTAATATGAACTTTTCATTTTCTATGTCTCTGAAAAATCTCTCACAAGAAGACCTTATTTGCCAGCAACTAGGTATTACATTGTTAATTATGTCCTCTGCGTACTTGTAGCCAGAGTAAGAAAGTGGATATTTTTCTTTTGAAAACCTACTCAACTAAACCACCCCATTGCTCACAAGCGATTAGTACTTTCATTATTTTTTATCTTGAGGAAAAATCTGGTAATACTTTTTGTAGAAATCCTCATGCGCCATTGATCCTTTTTTCATCAAACCAAAATTTAAAATGTTTAAATGAATATCTTTGGCCATTGAAATAAGTATAGCCATTTTTGGCTCAAGTAATTGCACTTTTGTTTCAGCTGGCATCGCATTGTAGATTTGTTGAGGTGTCATTTTTTCCATGCTAATCCCACTCGCTTTTTTTAGGTTTATCTTTCATTTCACTATCTTTTACGAGAATTAACCCTAGCATCTTACTAAAATGACGTATCTCAGCAATTGTCTTGTCACGAATTGTTGTTGCTGGGTGAACTTTTATTGTTATGCCGTACCTTGGTGAGTCGTTTTCATAAACAGCACCTCTCTCATCTATCTGTTTTGACAGCGCGTAAAATTCCATGTACATTCGACATAGTATAGCAAGTTGCTCAAGATGCCCTGGTTTGAAGTTTTCCCTGGCAGTCACGTCTCCAATAAATAAATCCCAATACCTATTAAATTCAGGATCGACACTTGGTGCTTTAAATGTTTCGTTTTCTAATATATCTTCCATGAGAAAACCATATAACTTTTACATGGATATAAAAAGGTGCATTGTGGTGAATTTATTAGTTGATTAAAAAGGTGCTTTTGACTTCAGATTTCACATTTCATATATCTTCGAA